CCCTGAGTTGTCCTTCGAAGAATCATGTCTTGTTCATTTATTGGGATTGCGGGTGTGCTTATATCCTTGGCCTGTTGAATTCGATGAGGTCGAGGAGTTAATTGATTCCTTTATACGAGGGATTAGTTGGACTCCTCGACTTAAAGAGTTTATGAAAGCTAGGATCCCTAAGGAGCATATCTTGACTTTACATACTAGATTGGAATCCGGTTTAGTTTTTTGTTCGGATTCACTTGATCTGGTCCTAGAGCTAAGTCGATCAAGCCAGATAAAGTTTCAGTGTGTGATGGCGAACATGCCCCAAAGAGTGAATAAGCCGACAGCTGCTCAGAGAGCCGCGCAATCTGCGCGTGATAAGGCTATAGCAGCTGCTCAAAAATCAGGACTTGTTAATAAGAAAGCAAAGCGTGGTAGAAAGCAGGGCCCTGTTATGAAAAGTGGAAATTTTTATTCAAAGCCCTATACCCAACGCGCTCGTGCTAGACCCGGTGAGGCGATTCAAGCTTCAGCTGCCGCGGCGTATGCTACCGGACAGTCTCAGACTGCACCGTTGATTAATGCAACGCGCGATAGTTGTCGAATCGTGCATCGAGAGTTGGTGGGATCTGTTACAGGATCATCAGCTTTTGCTGTGCCATTTACGTTTGCTTTGAATCCTGGGTTACCAGCATCGTTTCCTTGGCTTGCTACACAAGCTCAGGCTTGGGAGACATATAGGTTCAATCGACTTCGATATTGCTATTATACTAGAACAGGTTCTTCGACACCTGGTTCGTGCATGTTGGTGCCGGACTATGATGCGGAGGATGCTGTTCCAAGTTCTGAGCAAATCGCGAGTTCTTATGAGGATGTTGCAGAGGATGCACCGTGGAAAGATATAGACTGTGACCTTCGGGTACCAGCCATGTTTTCCATGGGACCTAAGAAGTTTATTCGTACTGGAGCTGCTCCAGCTGGCACAGATATCAAAACGTACGATGCCGGACAAATGTTCGTGTGTACGACGGATGGTACTGCTGTCAACTGGGGTAAGCTTTGGTGTGAGTATGATGTTACTTTGTATACTCCTCAATTGAATCCTGCTGGAGCAGGAGTTCTTTCGGCTCAGCATTTTGTATCTAGTGTGGCCCCTACTACTGCTAACAATTTTGGGACACCTGTTGTTGAGCCTGGAAGTGCTAATATAGCCTCTATCGTTGGAAATGTATTGACGTTTAACCAGGCGGGTCGTTATGGATTGACGTATGCTGCCCTGGCCACTACATCTGCCACCTCAGGTACTTTTGCTGTGGGTGGAGGTGGGACGTTGGTTAACACTTTTTATGATGGAGTGACTCCATTTTATGCCGGAAATGCTAGTCCTTTGTTTACGATCAACTGTGTTGTGAATGCATTGGTTGGTACGACTATAACATTTGATACCACTTTTGTTGCTGGATTGGAGTCTGAGCTGTATCTTGTTCAAGTTCCTGGAAGTTCCGTTTGAGAAGATGATCTCGCGATGGCCTGGAGTGTTTTGAAGGTCTGGTTCGCCCAGTGTATTCAGAGTCGCTTCGCTGTTGTTTTGAGATTAGCTCAATCAGAATTTATAAAAT